CAACAGAAGATGAAAGAATCCAGATGATAAAAGAAGGGTTTAAATTATCTGGTCGACAGTTTTCCGATTTATCACGTTTTGAAAAACGCGCAGTGGCAGCCTCTTTGGGGATAAAAGACATAGCGCAAGCTCAAGCATTGCTGGGATCTGAATCTGAAAACTTGAGATTGATGGAAGAACGTGCCAAGAAAGCTGGTATGACAGTTGAAGAATTTACAAAAGCACAAGAAGCTTCGAAGACAATCAACCAAAAACTTGAAGTTCTTTATCAAAGATTTATCCCTCTTTTTTCGGGTGTGGTTGATTTCTTGAATAAAGGTATTGCGGCAGTTACCAAAGCCGCAGATAGCTGGAGCAATTTTGGAAAAATGATATTGGGCGCAACTGTCGTTGTAGGAAAGTTTCTCGGATCGATGAAACTATTAAAATTTGGTTTGGCTAAATTAGGCGTAGGGAAGCTGCTCGGCGGCCTTTTTGGCGGAACATTCGCAGCGATGGGAAGTATTCTAGTGGTCGTAGCAAAAGGAATCGCAGTTGCGGCTGTTCTTTTAGCAGGAGTTGGACTCGCCTTTATGGCTGCGGGAGCAGGAATAAGTGCTTTTGCATCAAGCATGAAAAATATTCAGGAACTTGATGCATCAAAGATTTCGTCAAATATGTATAAAATGGGCAAAGCCGCTGCCCTCACAGCCCCTGTCGCGGCAGCTGGAGGATTGGTGACTGGCGCATTAGGACTAATCGGCGGAGCCATCGGAGGAGCAACAAGAGCGTTGACTGGCGCTGGAGCAGGCGGGCAACAAATCAACCTTACAATTACGCATAACGATGTTGGAAAAACAAACGAATCAGTTAAACAATCGTTTAAAGATTTGGGAATGAGAGTTAAAACCCTAGAAACTAAACAAGCAAAAGTTGCTAAAGCAAAAGCATAACACGGAGAAAGTAAATGGCCAAATTTAGTGACGGTTTAACAACCTCCAAAACATCACAAAGTACGGATAAGTTCTGCAATGAGCGGGGAATCTTCATAGAGTTCTACCACATACCATCCAGACTCACAGTTTCGTTTAAAGGTTTTATAACTAATTTTGTCGATAACTATGAAGTAGACTTTGACAAACAAGAAGTATATGGTCGCTTGGATCCCATCGCCATTTACAAAGGGACTAGCAGGAACATACAGTTATCTTGGACGTTGGTTGCAGAAACAGAAAAAGAAGCTTATGAAAATTTAAGAAAAGCACAACAATATGCTCAAATGCTTTACCCATCTTATAAGAATTTTGTTTATGGTTCTTTGGGGACAAAGAAGTTTTCTGCTTCAACTTTGTCCACCCCTCCTCTTTTGAAAATGAAATTTATGAACTTGGTGGCTAAATACGAAACATCTGCCGATGCCCTTGTTGCTGTTGACTCGACGCTCCCTTCAACAGATAGCCTCAATGCAAGTCAGAGAGATTTAGAAAAACGAATATCTATTAAGTTTGGGGCTGATGGAAATGCAAAGGAAGATGGCCTATTGGTCATCCCCGGAAATATAACAATTGATCCAAAGCTGTCAGACCGAGGCGCTCTCGTAAAAGGAAAAACAGCGATACCTTTTGAAATAGAAATGTCTTCTGTTTACACTATTCTTCATGAGCATGATCTTGGTTTTGATTTTTCAGAAGTTTTGAAACAAGATATTTCTAGATTGGAAAGAGGCGTAAAAGCAAATGTAAGAAAATTAAACAAAGCATCATCTCTTCCAGAAGGAAATTTAAACCAACTTGTCGGAAAGGGAACGCAACAATCTGCTTTACAGTTTAAAATAGAAGCCCAGAAAAAGAAAATCAGCAGATCTAGAAGGGTTTTGAAAAGGTTCGGAGAAAGAAACGATGGAGACTTTAGCGTGTTTCCTTATGGTGTTAAAAAATAAATAATTCGGAGAAGTACAGATGCCACATCAAGGACGATATGAAAATAGAGGAATTGTTTCTTTGGAAAAAGGCGACATGTTCAAGCAAATAAAGAAAATGAGAAACAGAGATTCTATTCGTATATTGGCGACAGCACAGTTTAATAGGTTATCGGAAGAAGATTTGGATGACATAGAGTATGATTCCTATATTTGGACCAGAGGGGATCGTTTTTATAAATTGGCTTTTGATTTTTATAGTGAGCCTGAATATTGGTGGATAATCGCTCTTTTTAATAATGCCCCTACTGAACAACATCTTTCGATAGGCGAGGAAATATTCATACCTAAAAACCCAGAATTTGTCGCCGAAATACTTGGGGTTTAACAATGACTGTCAAAGCAACAGCAAACAAAAATCAATACTCTAAACGTGTGCGCAGGGCTGAACAATGTTGGCTTCTTGCAAATTTAAATGATATTGTCGATGACAACCCCGAACAAGAGATTACCAGAACCTATAAACACTCTTTCAATACTCACCATATAACCTTGGGCGAGAAAAACTCTGTTGAATCAATGTTGGGAAAATACTTTATTGGTTCTGACATTTTTGCATTATTTGATCTTTCAACAGAGCAGATTGCCGCTTTGGTTCCAAAAATTAGATTGTTCCGAGTTGATTTGGAAAAGAGTGGTA